CGTACACTGCACAGACCGCCGACGGCATTACCAACGGAACCCCCGCGTCTCGTTTGGTGTTTGGGGAAGCCGGGCAGTACATGGTGTCGTTTTCGGCGCAAATCCGCAGCAGCAGCGGCAGCACGGTCAACTTTTGGTTCTGGCCGCGCATCAACGGCGCAGACATTGCGGGCGCGTCCATGAAGAACGCTCTGCACCAGAACGGCGCTACGCTGGTCGTCAGTCGATCAAGCATTTTCGACGTGGCGGCGGGCGACTACCTAGAGGCCATGTGGGCCGTGGACAGCACCAGCGGCACTCTGGACGCCTCGGCGGCGACTGCCTTTGCTCCCGCCGCCCCCGCTTCTACAATACTGATAACAAGGCTGCATGGGTGATGGTGACAGGCGACGTGGGCAGTGGTACACTTAGCCCAAGCATCGAGGTGGTGTTCGTGCCGCATAAGCGCGTCGCACACCTCTGGCCGCACATTGAACCGCTAATTGAGCCAGCGGTTCGGCGTGTTGAGAGAAATTTAAGCGTCGATGATATTCGCCGCGATTTGACCGAGGGGCGCTCAATGGCCTTGGCGGTCACACAAGAGGACAAGCTGATCGCGGCAGTTATCGTCGCACACGCCCAGCACCCTCGCCGCACTACACTGCAGATCCAGTTCGTCGGAGGGACAAACATGAAAACGTGGATTGAGGCGGCGATGAAAGAATTACGCGGCCTTGCAAAGTTTGCTGGCTGCACAGGAATAGAGGCAGACGCCCGCGATGGGTGGATGCGACACGCAGACAAAATCGGGTTCGAGAAAACGTGGACCCACTACGAAATGGAGATCTAAGATGGGCAGCAAAAAGACAACGCAGACGATGGCGTTACCGGAATTCCAACAGAACTACTTAGAAAACACGGTTCTGCCCTTCGCCCAGCAGGTCGCTGAGACGCCGTTTGAGGCGTACACCGGCCAGTTTGCTGGCCCTCTGGCTGCGGGTACGCAGCAGGCGAGCAACCTTTACGGCCAAATCGGCGGCATGGGCAACATGACACCCGCCGACTATCAGGCTCTGACGCAGCAAAACCTCGCGGGTTTTACGACAAACGTGATCGACCCAACAATGGCCGCGATGGAGCGTCGCTACGCTCAAGAGCGTGTTGGCGACGAGGCCGGCGTCATAGGGTCTGGCGCATTTGATGGCAGCCGCCGTGCGGTGTTTGAGGGCGAGCGAGAAGCGGCCCGCGATATTGGCATGGCCAAGACGTTGGCCGACCTTAACACGCAGGCATACGGTCAGGCATCCGCACAGACCATGCAGCAGCTTGGGATGGGCCAGCAGGCGCTGGGTCAGGCGGCGTCGGGCCTCATGGGCGTGGGATCTGCGCAGCAAGGGCTGACGCAGGCCGATCTGGCGGCGCAGTATCAAGAATTTATGCGCGAGCAGGGTATGCCGCTTCAGCAGCTTGGCGCTCTCACGATGGGCGCTGGCGCTATACCGGGCGGCTTGGGCACCAAAAACACCGTTGAAACGCCGGGCCTTGCGGGCATTCTTAGCGCGATTGGCGCTGCCGGGCAGGGCGGGGCGGCGTTGTTCGGCTGATGGACCTCGATTTCTCCCCATACGCCACGGGCGGAGCGCAGGCGCGGTCGGACAGCTTTACAAGGCTGGACCCAAACTTCGCGACGGGTGTCTACGGGCTAACGCAGGCAGCGCACGCCGCTGGCATCCCGCTGCAAATAACGTCAGCGTATCGGTCGCCTGAGCTACAGGCACAACTGTATGCAAGCGCTCTTGAGCGTTATGGATCACCGCAGGCGGCCCGTCGGTGGGTCGCGCCTCCGGGACGCTCGCAGCACAATTACGGCACGGCGGTTGACTTTGCCCTTAATGGGTCACTTATCCGAGACGCAGACAGCCCAGCGGCTCAATTTATACGCAACAACGCCGCGCAATACGGCCTGTCGGTCCCGATGGATTGGGAACCTTGGCAGGTTGAGCCGGTAGGGTCTCGCGACGGCAGCAGGCCAAACGCACCAACAAACACACAAACGACGGGGGTCGGTATGGACGACACACCACAGCAGCCAAGCGGCGAGCTATCGCGCAGCCAACGTATGATGCTGGGCTTTGCAGCACTTCGAGACGCGGGCGCGGCCCTGCAGGGGCAGAACAGCAATTTCTTCGCAAACACGATGGGCGGGATCCAGCAGCAGGCGCAGGCGGCGGACGATAGATCGTTCCGCCAGATGCAGTTTGACGAAAGCGTGCGGCAGTTTGGGGTTCAGCAGGCAGGCGCGGCGGAGCAGCGTGGCCTCCTCACCGCTCAGGAGCGGCGCTTGTTAGATGAGCGCAATCAACAAACGCGCATGGCCGCGTTGCAAGGAATTGCAGCACTTGATGTGCAAGACGAGCGGGCGAGGGCTGTGGCTGCAGCCAGCGGCAGGCCATATACGCCGTCCGCTGCCTCGGTTGCTATGCGCCAAGCGTTTATGGGGCAGCTCACAAACGCAGGCGGCACGCTGGGTGACCCAGCGGCAGGCACACCGGCAGGCGGCACACCGCCCATCGTACCAGCGGCAGGCGGCACACCGCCCATCGTACCAGCGGCAGGCGGCACACCGACAGGCGTGCCAGCGATGACCGTTGACGCCGCAGCCGCTGTTATTGACAACCCCGCATCGTCAGCACAAGAAATCGCCGACGCGCGGACCTACCTTGAGCGCCTTCCGGCGCCCGTCGCCGAGGCCATAGGGCAAGGGCGCATTGACGCCCTGCTGGAAAGGTCAGGTGGCGCAATTGAGACTGCACAAGTGGCCGAAGCGGCGGACGAGGCGGCAGCCAGCTTGGCCGCGAGCTTTGAGAATTACGGCGGGCAAGTGGTGGATTACTTAATTACACAGGAAGACGGTCGCCCAGTATTTGACCAGAACGGCAACCCCGTATTTAACCCAATGGTTGCGAGCCGCGCTGGCCGCTTTATCGCGGGCACGCTGGAGACGCCGGAATACCAAAAATTCCGAGGGGCGCTGGATTTTATCGCCAACAACCTGACGTTCGATAAGATGGCAGCCATGAAGGCGGCAGGAATTACGTTCGGAAGTCTGTCTAACGCCGAGCTGGAGCAAGTAGCGGCCACGGCCACCACACTCAACATAGACGACCCCATCGGCACATATAACGCGCTTCTGCAGATTGAGAGAGATTACAACATTGATCTTGGCCTTGGCGGCGCAGCAGCAGGCGGCGGATCTTTTGAATCAGGCGGTCTGACATTTGAGGAGGTCAAATAATGGCTGACGAGTTTATCGTAGAGTATGACGGGCGCAAATTGAGAACGCAGGCCGAAAACCTGCAGCAAGTCTGGGACGCTATAAGCGAAAAGACTGGCGACCGTGGCGCGCTAATCAGTGACCCCGACGGCAACACAACATACGCCAGCAACACGCAACAATGGCGCAGAAACGACCCTGAGTTTTTCGATATTTGGCGCAGCGAAGGCATGACTGGCGCAGAGACTGCGCGCGCCACGCAGCAGGAGCGGATACTGGCCGCCAACCCCATCGCATCGCGCTACGCATCGGCGATTCAAGGCATTCCGTTCGTCGGTGAATATGGCGACGAAATTGTCGGCTCCGTAATGGGCGACGATACGCGGGACCAGATCCGCGCCGCACAGGCAGCAGTGGCAGACCGCCGCCCCGGACAAGCGTTCGCGGGTCAATTGGGTATGGGCGTCGCTGCTACGCTTCCCCTTGCGGCTTTGGGGACGTTAGGGCGAGGCGCCAGCCTGCTGCGCACTGCACTAACCGGCGGCGCTGTGGGCGCGGCTGGAGGCGCAATTGAAGGTGGAGTTAGCGGCTACGGGTCCGGGGAGACGCCTGACCAGCGAGTTCTGAACGCACAGCAGCGCGCGATTCTGGGTGGTGTCTTTGGCGGCGGCTTTGGCGTCGGCGGGCCTATCCTTGGCGCCTTGGGCGCCCGCGCCCTTGCCGCGCTTCCGGGGCGGCGCGTTCAGCAAGCTGCAGAGGCAGCGGGCACTTCGCCGGAGGCGATGAGAGGTGCAGCCCAACTCGGCGGTATGCAGCCAGCCTTAGACGCGCCAACGATCCCGACGTCTCTTGCGGAGGCGTCAACGCCATACCGGCAAGGTCTAAATACGTCAATGGCCGTTCCTAGCGCCGCTATTGACCCAACCACGGCCCTGTTGAACCGATATGCGACAGAAGCCTCTGGCCGATTGAAGGGCACGCTGGACGAGCTGCTCGGCGAGCCGTCTGGCGTCAAGCTTCAGCAGCGCGATCTCATGAGAGACACAGCGGCGCGGCGGGCCGAGGTCTACGATACGGCATACAAATCGCCTATTGATTACTCAGGCGAGGCAGGTGAACAACTCCAGAGCCTGATCGCAACTGTAGACGACGACATCATCAAGCGGGCAAACACACTAATGGCGCGCGAGGGGAACCGATCAGCACAAATGCGCGTCACATTAGACGAGGCGGGAAACATCACTGGCTTTGAAAGCCTACCTGATGTCCGCCAAATCGACTACATCACGCGCACTCTGCAGGGGCGTGCAAGCGCGGCGATTAGGGCGGGCGAGGCTGAAGATGTTACGACGCTGACGCAACAGACGCGCCGCATCCGACAGGCGCTGGATGAGATGGTGCCTGAGTATCGAGCGGCCAGATCGCAGGCCGCAGAGGTCATCGGTCAGCGCGAAGCATTCGAAGCAGGTTATGACGTTCTCTCAAACATAAAGCGCGAAGATGTTTTGATGTCGGTGGAGGATATGACCCCCGGCGAGCTAAACAACGTCCGCTCCGGCCTCCGCCAGCGCATTGACGACATAATGGCTCGCGCCAGTTCGCCGCTTGATCCAGAGGGGGATGAATACAAAGAGGCAATGAGGGCGCTGACCTCACTGGCGCAGCGCGACAATCAGGACAAAATGCGGATGGTGATGAGCGACGAGGCTGCTGATGCACTCTTTGCGCAATTAAAGGAAATTGTTCCGCCTATGCTTACACGCATGCGTGGCGTTGCGGCGGGGTCGCAGACGGCGCCGATAAACTTGGCGCAAGGCGTTATAGATGAAGCGGCTGGGCGCGTTTCAACAGGCGATTTTGTTTCGGATTTGCGTCGCGGCGGGCAAAACATCTTGAGCTACGGCGCGCCGACGCAAGGAGAAGCAAGACAGGCGGTTGCAGCCGAATTAGCCCCATTGCTCGCACAGCAACGCACGCCGCAGGACTTTATGCGGATGCAGGAGCTTTTGGCGCAGACGTCCCGCGCAATGCGCCGAGAGCGCGATCTCGCCTCTGGTGGTGTTCGTTTTGGCGGCGTTACTGGCTTGGCAGCGGCCCCTGCCGCCACGCGCGGCGCTGAACAATTAAGCGGCTTCTCGCCAATGCGCGGCGAACGGCGCTAACCCTTAACGCCCTTCCGCTGCTTCATTGCTGGCGGTGGGGCGCTTGCCATTTCCTCCAGCAGATCCGCCGCCTTGGCGCACAGGCCGTGCAGCGCGTTTTCGTTTAGGATGCGGTGCGACGTGCGCAGCCGTGCGACGATCTCCTGAACCTCGGCACTCATAACTTCGAATACTCCGTCCACGCTTCGGTCCAGACCGAATTGAGCGCGCCAGTTCGCGCGTGCTTGTCGAGCGTCTTGTGCAGTTCCTCTTTACGTGTCGGCGTCTTGGGTGCAGCGTCAGCCTTCTTGGCGGCTACTTTTTTTGGCGTCTGTGCCATGCGGTTTCTCCTTAAAATGTATGCGCAGAATACAGCGCACAGCCGCGAGGTCAATAAAAACCCTTGACGACCCACAGGCGTCCCCTGTACCGTCCACAAAACAGGAGGATCACATGCGTGAGCAGGTTATAAAGGTGCGGCTTTCAGACCGCGAGGCAGAGGAGCTTCGGCGGGCGGCAGACGCTTTGGGCATGCCACCAGCCACATGGCTGCGAATGATCGCCAACAAGGAGCTGTCCAAATGATTGCGGGCATAGACTGCGGCTACCGCACGGGCGGCGTTGCGCTAATTACTGAAGGCGAGGCCGAGGTCCACGACCTGCCAGTGTTCAGCGAGGGCGGCGTGGACATGCGCGAGCTTTTGGACATGCTGTCAGATCGCGGCGTCGCGCACATTTTCATCGAGCGCCAGCAGGCAATGCCGCGTCAGGGCGTGAGCAGCACGTTCAAGCTGGGATACGCATACGGGCAGATCGTGGCGACTGCTGCGCTGTCGGGCATCCCATATACGCTGGTGACGCCAGTGAAGTGGAAGCGCAGCATGAACCTGCCGAAAGACAAGGACAGCGCGCGCAGGATGGCCATACAGTGGTTCCCGCACTTATCTAAGCGTTTGAGCCGCAAGAAAGACGAACACCGCGCCGAGGCGCTTCTAATAGCGCTCTACGGAAAGGGCACAACAGAATGACGATTAACTACGACATGACCAACGAGGAATATCACCTCTCGCCAGCGATCAGCTCCAGCGCCGTCAAGACGGTGGCCACGAAGTCTGTGGCGCACTGGAAGTACGGCCAGCGGCAGCATAAGGCGGCGTTTGATATGGGCACTGCAGTCCACACGCTGGTGCTGGAACCTCACAACGCTCACACCGTGTGGTGCGGCCCTGAGACACGTCGCGGCAAGGAGTGGAAGGAGCGCAAGGCGGAGGCCGACGAGAGCGGCTGCATCCTGCTGCCGGAAGCCGAATACGCACAGGCGCGCGACATGGCTGAGGCGGTGCGCGCCAACAAAGAAGCGGCGGCGCTGCTGGGCGGCGATCTGGTCTGCGAGGCCAGTGTATTCGGGCACGACGAGGCGTCTGGCTTGGACTTACGCTGCCGTCCCGACGGCTGGCGCAAAGACATCGACATGCTGGTCGATTTGAAGACAACGATTGATGCGTCGCCCACGGGCTTCGCGAAGCAAATCGCCAACTTTAGTTATCATATGCAGGATTACTTCTACCGCCGCGTGATGGCACTGGAGGGGGTCGAGATTGACCGCTTTGTGTTTATCGCTGTGGAGAAGGAGCCGCCCTACGCAACGGGCGTCTACGAGCTTGACTGGGCCTCGCTGGCAGAAGGCGAAGCGGCAGTGAAGGCGGCGCTTGAGCAAATCAAGCACGCACAAACCACTGGGAACTTCAGCACGGGTAACGAGGGTCTACAGACGATCCAAATCCCGCGCTGGGCTTTTCAGTACACAAAACTGGCAACTTAGAGAGGATCTCACACATGCCTATTTCATTTGGAGAAAACAGCGGCGGCGGCGGCTCATACATTCGGGTCAACATGCCCCAGAACCGCTGGACGTTTATCGGAGACAACGGAGACGAGCAGGTCGATATGGCACGCGGTCTGGCCATTGACGTGGCGAATGTAAAAATGGGGTGGCTGTTAATCGACATCGGTCGTCGAGACTGGCAGCCGTTTCCATCACTGACCGAGCGCACAGCGAAGCCCAGCGACGAATACAAGCAGGGCTTTGAGCTTAACTGCTGGCTGACCGACGGTCGGTCTGGCACGTTCAGCGGCAACAGCTACGGCCAAGGTCAGTTCGTCGCCAAGCTGTATAACGAGGCGGAGAAGTGCCCGGAGTTCACGCAGGGTATGGTGCCCATCGTGCAGGTCACGTCGTCCACCCCCGTGGCGGTCGGCAAAGGCACGTCATACGACTTGGGCTTCACAATCGCAAAGTGGATTTCACGCCCAGCCGCAGACGCACCCGCAGAGGTCGCTGCACCAGCACCGGCGCCCGCTCCGGCTGCAGATGCTGACGCGGATGCGTTTGGCTTCTAAGTAAACTGCGTGGCGCGGACATACTCGGACACGTCCGTAAAATGTCTTGTCCGTCCGCGCCCCGCAGACACAACAAAAAAGGGAGAGTGGGAAGTGTCAGCATATTTTGAGAAGGTCACGGAGACAGCAGTAATGGACGTGCAGGCCGCCGGGCCGGGCCTGCGTAACGCCACGCTAAACAAGGCAGCGTTTTCGCTGGGTCGCCACGCGCACATGCGATCAGCGGACGTTAACCGCGCGCTGGAAGAGGTCAACGCAGCGGCGGCGGGCATTGGCCTGCCGGCACACGAAATCAAAGCGACAGTCGGATCTGGCTTTAAGCGTGGGCTGGAGAACCCGCGAACAGTGGACGAGAGCGACGCGCCATTCCAGCCGAGCGATCTGGATCGACTTATCACACGTCTGGCGACCGACGGGCTGCTGGTGAGAGATGACGAGCAGCGAGAGGAGAAGGTCGCCAAGGCGCGTGCCGCTTGGGCCAGCGCAGTGCCAATATCGCGGGACAATAAGGACGCAGTGCGGCCAGCCCTGCGGTACATCAATTCGCGCAACATTGCCGCTAAGAGCGCGGACGGTGCGCGCTTTGCCCCCTCCATTTACGGCGGGCCGGCGATCATCTTCCCAGCGACAAACCAAGCGGGCGAGGTCACTGGCATCCAAGCCGTGCTGCTGACGCAGGACGGTGAGAAGCGGACGCACAACGACATCAGCAAATACTCGCGCGGCGTGATTGCGGGCAGCGTGATGACGATTGGCTCCGACAGCAACACGGCGCCCATCATTATCTGCGAAGGGCCAGAGGACGCCCTGAGCGTGTCACAAGCGGCAGAGGGTCAGGCGAAGGTCGTCTGCACATTCGGCAAGGCAGGCATGTCCACATACGTGCCACCACGGGGCGCGGACGTGACGATCTGCGCAGATCCCGATCTGGACGTAAAGGCGGTCGGCGAGGCGCTCAATTACGACGGGAGCATCCGCGTCCACGTCGTCCGCTTTTCCGATCTGGACGACCAGACGAGCGACGCAAACGACTATCTGCGCGAACACGGTCAGGAGGCGCTAAAGAAGGCGCTAGCAATGGCAATCCCGGCGGAGCAGCAGGTCGCTCAGGAGGTCGAGGGCGCGTTCCAAGGCCCGACGGCCTACGATATGTGGGACGCGGCCACGCTACCCCCACGCCAGTGGGTCTACGGGCAGCACTACCTGCGCT